CGACTGGCCTGGCGGTGGGTGCGCCGCGGCGTGTCGTCGGGTTCGAGTTGAAGGAGAGCTACCACGCCTCCGCGGTGAAGAACGCGCAGATGGCGTTGGACGGCGGCCGTGACGACAACCAGCTGACGCTTGACGCGGCCCGCGCCGACATTCACGCCGTGACCGAGGCTGCGGCATGAACGGGCTGACCGCGACCGACCAGTTCTGCGGTGCGGGCGGTTCGAGCTTGGGCGCCGCGATCGCGGGCGTTGAGCTGCGGCTCGGGCTTAACCATTCGAAGCTCGCGATCGAGACGCACAACACGAACTTCCCGGGCGCGGATCACGACTGCACGGACATCTCGGCGTGTGACCCGCGCCGGTATCCGTCGACGGACATTCTGATCACGTCGCCCGAGTGCACGAATCATACGCTCGCGAAGGGCGCACGCCGCCGGCCGGTGGTCGCGCCGTCGCTGCTCGACGAGGCTCCGGTGGCGGACGAGCTCGCGGAGCGGTCCCGGGCGACGATGTGGGACGTCGTCAGGTTCACGGAGTTCCACGCGTACAAGATCGTGATCGTCGAGAACGTCGTTGATGCGTTTTGGTGGGGGCCGAAGCTGCCCGGCTTCAAGATGGGGAACGGCGAGCTCTTCAACGCGTGGTTGAACGCGATGGACGCGCTCGGCTACCGCCACCGCGTCGTGCTGCTGAACTCGATGTTCGCGCCGCCGACGCCGCAGTCACGCGACCGCATGTACGTCGTGTTTTGGCGGAAGGAGCAGCGCGCCCCGGATCTCGACTTCGTGGTGCCGTCGTGGTGCCCACGCTGCGAGCAGATTGTGCAGGCGGTGCAGGCGTGGAAGCCGATGAAGAAGAGCGGCGGCCGGCCGTGGGGCTCGTACGGCGCGCAGTACGTCTACCAGTGCCCGACTTGTCAGACGCAGGCGTGGCCGGGTGCGTATCCGGCGGCGACGGCGATCGACTGGAGCCTCTTCGGCCAGCGGATCGGTGACCGTAAGAAGGCGTTGGCGCAGGCGACGCGCGAGCGGATCCGTCGCGGCCTCGAACGGTACGGGCTGCAGGGTCAGGCGTTCCGGTTGCTGCAGGACGGGATGCCGCGCCCGTTGACGATCCCGCTGGTCACGCAGACGGGCCGTCAGGATCTCGGGCTGCTGCTGCCGGTCGCAGGTAACCGCTCGGAACGCACACCCGGTGCGCGTGTCAGGACGACGGAGCAGCCGATGGCGACGAGGACGACACAGAGCGACCTGGCGCTCATCGTGCCGCTACGGAAGAACGGCAACGCGGCCGACACCGGTCAGGAGTCGCTGCCGACGGTCTGCGCGTCCGGCAACCATCACGGCCTTGTCGTCGCGAAGGGCTCCGGCTCCACCCCACGCTCGACGGACGAGGCGCTGCCGTGCGTGACGACGATTCCGCAGCTGCGGATCCTGGTGCCGGCGGGCGGCCCGACCGGCCAGGGTCGTAACCCGAAGTCGGTCGAAGAGCCGATCGGCACCGTGCTTGCCGAGAACCATCGCGCGCTCGTCGTCTCGAACATGGCGGGCAACGCACCTCGCGACGCTGCGACGGAGCCGTCCCACGTCGTCACTACCGGCGGCAAACTAGCCCTCGTCGAGCCCGCCGACGGCGCTTTCGTCATGCGGAACAACACTGCGCGCGGGGACGCGGCACAGATGTCCACCCCGGTCGAGGAGCCGCTCCGCACCCTGACGGGCGCCGGGCATCAGTCGCTGATCGTGCCGTACTACCGGACGGGTGAGGCGACGCCGACGGTTGAGCCGATCGGGTCGGTCACGACGCATGACCGGTTCGGACTGGTCGATCTCGAGGAGGCGATCGACGACTGCACGTTCCGGATGCTGCAGCCGCACGAGATCGCCAGGGCGATGGTCATGCACGAGCACGTCGACGGCTCCCCGTACGTCGTGCTCGGCAACAAGCGCGATCAGGTAGCGCAGTACGGAAACGCCGTGACGCCGCCGGTCATGCGGATGCTCGTCGAGCGGTGCGCTGAGTCTCTCGAGCCGAACGGTGTCGCGTGACCTGGAGCGCCGTGAGCGAGTACGACGTGCGCGCGAACGCGCTCGCCGATCGTCACTACAGCCGGCAGACGCCGGGGTGCGGTCAGATCGGCGGTCCCGGCCGTCGCATCGTCCTGCTGTCGGCTTGCGCCCGGGCGCTGTGGTTGACGCATTACCCGCGCCCTGACCTTGCTCAGGACGGCTTGGACGCCTACCGGTGTTCGATCTTCCGCAACGAGGGCGCTGGTCTCAGTTCCGATCTGATCGTTGAGGCGATGGAGATCACCGAGCGGAGGTGGGGCCCGGCACCGGACGCTTGGGTGACGTGGGTCGACACGCGCAAGGTGCGCTCGACGAACCCCGGCTACTGCTTCCTCAAGGCTGGATGGTGGATCGACCGCGACTGGAGCCCGGCGCGCGGTCGGCGCGGAAAGATCCGGCTCCGTGCTGAGTCACACACTGTGGGAGCACAGCTTCTACAGCTGGTGCTACCTGAACTAACCGGGCGGGTCGTCCCGGAGCCGCTTCGCCATCTCGGCCGCGGACTCGTTGATGCGTCGGCCGATCTCGGTCTCGTACTGGCCGATGCCCGTGTAGCGAGCGCGAAGGTTGCGACCGATGAATCGGGCGAAGCCGAGCGTCGCTGCTACGCCCAACGCGCCGACGAAGTACGCACCTGCGGTCTCCCAGAATCCCATGCGTTAAATCCTACGACGTTGGTGGCTGCGTGACCGAGGCGCAGCTGCAGGACGCGATTATCGCGATGGCGAAGCTGTTCGGGTGGCGCGTCTATCACACGCATGACTCGCGCCATTCGGCATCCGGCTTCCCCGATCTCGTGCTCGTCCGTGGCCGTGAGCTGATCTTCGCCGAGTTGAAGTCGGAGGCTGGACGGCTGTCACCTGAGCAGGATGCTTGGCTGGCGGCGTTGCAGGACACGCGCCGCGTGACCGTCGCGGTGTGGCTTCCTCACCACTGGACGTCCGGCGAGATCGAGAGGGCGCTGCGATGAGCAGTCCGTTCGTGCGCCCCGAGACGTCGCATGACCGTCTGGCGTTCCTGAACCCGTCCGGCACGGGCGATCGGGTGAAGCTGCTTGAGCATCCGAACATGGAGATCGAGCGGGTGTTCACGTGCGTCGGTTGCGGGATGCACATTGCGGTTGGGCCGTGCTTCGAGCACATCGATCCTGCGTCGTTCCTAGGCGTCGTGTGCGGCTGTCTCGTCCCTGAACCGTTGGAGAGTCCAGACGGGACGGCTGAGGCGGCGGGACGGCGAGGGACGGCGGCGGACGAGGCTGCAAATGTATGACGGAGACGGCGACCGCGCTCGTGCGTTCCTCCAAGAGGTTCTCGGCTACGTGCCGCCTCTGACGGCGGAGGAGGTCGAGCATTACCGGTGGCTGATCGGCGGCCTGGTCGCCGGCGCCCGGCGCCTCGCAGAGCTCCACTGCCCCGCCGTCGTGCCTGCGGCTCTTGACGAGGTGTCCGATCTCTTCGAGGAGCTGATCGCCCGGATCCCGGTGGCTGCCGTCACGCGCGCGCTCGAGCCCGAGGAGGTGCGCTAGTGAGTTGGGATCCGTCGAAGCAGGAGTGCCGCTCGTACTTCGGCTACGGCAGCGGCTTCTTCATGGCGGAAGACGAGCGGCGAGCTCGCGCGGCGAGCTTCGCGCCTGGCGCAAGTTCGGTGTTCTGTGATCGCTGCCTGATCCGGCAGGCGTGCTGGCAAGACCATCAGGAGCGGATCCGCGCCGAGCGGCCGGAGGCGGCGGCTGATTGGGACGCGAAGGTCGAGAAGGCCAAGGCCGACGGGATCGATCCGGGACGGATAGCGGTCGCCCTGATGCACGCGGGCCGCCCTGATCCCTGGATGAAGTCGCTGATGGAGAACATCCAGCTCGGCATTGAAGCCAGGGAGCTGGCGGCGTGACGCTACAGCGGTTCGATCTCGAGGAGGCCGTGTTCGTCGTCGACGTATTCGGAGGCGATGACTCGGGCGCGTTGTGCCCCGTTGAAGTGGATGACGTCGCCTGTGTGGATCTCCATCGCGTAGCTGGCCTCGCCGAGGTCGTCGCCCGTGGCGGCGGTGCGCAGCTGGTAGCGGAACCCCATCGGTCGGAGGCTACCCGGTGAGCGTTCATGTGTCGTCGTGGGCGTGGAAGCAGGAGATCGGCGACGACGGCGCCAAGCTCGTGCTGCTCAAGCTGGCTGACTCGGCGAACGATGACGGTGTCGCGTGGCCGAAGCGCGAGACGCTGCAGAGCGAGTGCGAGGCGGGTCATGAGGACACGATCAAGCGCCGGCTGCGGAAGCTGCGCGACCTCGGCCTGATCATTTCGGTGCCGTGGCATGACGCGAACGGCCGGCAGACGTCGTCGATGTATGTGCTTCCGCATCGTGGGATCCCGTCGGCGGACCGGCTGTGGCAGATCGTTGAGGGCGCGAACCGGAAGGGTTCGGTCGGCGTGAGCCGCGAGCTGCTGCTCGCGCTCGAGGCGTTGGGATCGTTCCTTCGAGGGGGTGCATCTGTGCACCCCCTCAACTTCGGCTCAGGGAGTGCATCCATGCACCCCGTGGGGGTGACTCCGACGCACCCCTCTATAGAGGAACCGTCAGTTGAACCGTCAGAAGATCACGAAGAGCCTTTCTTGCCGGACAAGCCCGGCGAGGACGTTCCCGATGCTGATTTCACGGCTCGGTTCGAGGTCGAGGTCGCGCTGAGCGCAGCGCTCGGTCTCAAGCCGGACGGCATGACGAACCGGGAGCGCACTCAGTGGCGGGTCTGCATCGCCGAGCTCGTGAACGCCGGCGCGACCGCCTCAGACGTCACTGCGCGCTGCGACGTCTACCGGACGATCTGGCCGGAGGCGAAGCTGACGCCGTTCGCGCTCGTCAAGCACTGGTCGCTGCTCGGCGCTGAGGTCGAGGTCAAGTCGTCCGGCTTCGACGCGTGGCTCGAGCATGTGACTGACCGCTTCGACCGCGTCACGGCCCACGAGATCGCCGCCGACTCGACACGCGACCTCGACGACGACGAGCGTGCCCGCCGGCACCGGCTGATCGATGAGCGCTTCGACGCGCTCCGTGAGGACGCGGCTTGATGCCTCGCTGCGAGATCTGCAACCGCGTGTCGGCGACGTGCGAGCTGCTCCGTAAGCCGAGCGGCCCGGTGTGCAAGGACAAGTCTGCATGTGCCCGCCGGGTGCGCGCCAACCAGTCAACGATCGACGAAAGGAGCAAGGCAGCATGACCGGAGTCGAACTGATCGCAGCCGAGCGCGAGCGTCAGCTCGTCGCCGAGGGCTGGACGCCCGAACACGACGACCAGCACGGCTTCGAGGAACTCGCTCTCGCGGCTGCGTGCTACGCCGCTCCGGGGAACGTCTACGAGGGAACTGTGAACAACCGTGTGGTCAAAGTGGAGGACGCTTGGCCCTGGAATGCAGAGGATTTCAAGCCCGACCGCGACGTGCGGGCGTGGATATTCAAGCAGGGAGGCTCACCGCATTCGACGGTGGTGCTGAATAGGCAGAATCTCCGCGAGGGACGCATCCGCGAGTTGGTCAAGGCGGGCGCGCTCATCGCGGCTGAGATCGACCGGCTCGCTGCGGCGGTGCCGTCGTGATCACGAAGCAGCTTCGCTCAAACGCGGCCGGCGACCCGGTGTTGGCGATTCGGGTGACCGGCGCCCACGACGTCTACCGGTTCGCTCATGGGATGCAAACGCTGCAGGTCGAATTCGCCCGGAAGGGCACGCTCGCGCTGACAGGGTTGCGCCGGATGATCGGCAAGCAGGCGTACGGCTTCCTCGTGGACGCGTTCCACGGTGATGGCCGTCACTTCGAGATCGACCGGCGTTCGCCGTACGACCGCGGCTACACGGACTCGGCCGGCGACAAGACCGAGCTGCTCGTCAGAGCGGCTCAGTTCATCGAGGCGTACGCGCAGTCGGTCGATGGGAAGTCGGCGGCGATCGAGTGGCTCGACGACGCGGCGAAGGTGATCGGTGACATCCCGATCGACAACATCGCCCTGGTCGAGGCCCTCCAGGGCTCGGATGCGGTGGCGGCCTGATGATCGACAGGCGTCGCTCGCAGATCATCCGGCTCCTCGAGACGCTGAACGAGGGCCTGCCGGAGCCGACGCGGTATGAGCAGTCGACGTCGGGGTTCTCGAACGAGGCGCGGTCGCGGACGTGTCCGGACTGCATCGCGAACGGCCGTGTGATGAAGACGTGTGAGACGTGCCATGGCTCCGGGACCGTCTCCCCCACTCACCTCGAGGAGATCGCGCTCGCCGACGCGTTGCCGGATGACGGGCAGCTGCGTGACCCGTACGCGGTGAACGACCGTGTGACGGCGTTCGCGGCTACGGCGAAGCTGGGCCACGTCGCTGAGCGTGACGCGGAGATCGACAGGGCGAAGAAGCTCGGCCGTGAGCGGCCGGCGTCGGAGCTCGACGCTGTTCAGCAGGCGAACGCCGATCCCTACATCTGGGAGCGCGAACGCGACGCACGTCGGAAGCGGTTCGACTACGCGCCGCTGACGGCTGCGCTCGAGCTGCTCCGCGACCGTGACCCGGCGGCGTGCGCGCTGCTCCACGCGGCGTATGTGTACGGGTGGTCTGAGCCGTCGACGACGATGGAGGCGCTTGTCGAGCGCGCGTTGATCTTCATTGATGAGCGGATGCCCGACCCGATCCGGGCGCCCGGTGCCGAGAAGCATCCGGCGATCGAGCGGCGCGACAGGCGCAACGCGGCGTGAGTCCGTCCGACAGGACTTCTACCGTGCGTGTCTCCGCCTCCGGGCGAGGCCGTAACCGGACTTCGGCTCCCGGCTTCTTTAGCCGCCGCATGCTCTCAGAGCGCGGATTCTCGGCTGAATCGCTCGCGTAAGGAGGGACGGCCGTGGCCGACGTCACAGGTACCTGTGCGGTGCCGCCGTTGTCGATGCTTGAGGTTCTCCGCTATCGGCTGATCCTCGCGACGCTGCCGCAACTGCAGTCGCTTAAGAAGTCGCCGTCGTGTCGTTCCTGACGCGCGAGCAGTGGGAGCAGATCGAAGCGCTTCGCGCGATGACGCCCGAAGAACGTCGGGTGCATTGGTGCTTTCCTCAGCGCACGCGCCGAGCTGATCTGCCGCCGACCGCGCGCGAAGTCGAAGTCCTGGTGCTGGTCGCGGACGGACTCACGAACGAAGCGATCGCCGCCCGTCTGACGATCACCGTCGAGACGGTCAAGAGTCATCTGCGGAACCTGACCGCGAAGCTAGGCGCGCGCAACCGCGCGCACCTCGTAGCGCGGGGTTTCCTCGCTGGACACATTCGTGCGGGTTTGCCAAGTGGCTAGCTGGGCCTCATGCGCCTGGACTTCGTGGAGCGTTACCACGACCCGCTACCTCTCCTCGTGACGGGCCCGGTCTACGATGCGAACCACCGTCACCGCCGTCGCATCGAGGCGCGACGTGTTGCCACTGGCACGGTGCGTTGTGCGCGTGGTGCTGACTGCCGGCGAGCGGAGGACGGTCAAGGTGGACTGATCGATCCCGGCGAGGCTTGGGATCTTGGTCACGTCGACGGCGATCCGACGCGCTACAGCGGGCCGGAGCACGCAGCGTGTAACCGTGCGACGAAGTCGCATCAGCCGCCACGCCGACGCCCGCGGGAGCCGCACCCGGGACTGCTCGCACACGGGGTGGGGGGAGCCCCCCTCGCCGCCGACGCCGAAATACCGTTGGCATAGCGGCTGACAATCGGTACGGGTTTTGAAGTTTCGGGGTCGCAAGCTCGCGACGCCGCATTTTGCATCGCCCCAAACGGCCCAGGTGGCCTTGAACCCAGGAGGTTCACAGTGGGAGCACGCGGCCCGATCCCGAAACGGGAAGCTCAGCGCCGCCGGCGCAACAAGACCGCCACGGCCACGAAAAAGACTGCGGCCAAGAAGACGACGTCCGCGAGAGCGACGAATGCGAAGCCCCCTCGCCGCGCCGCCAACGTTGCGATCCCGAAGGCGGATCCGAAATGGCATGCGGGGGCTCAGCGGTGGTATGCCTCGCTGCAGAAGTCTGGCCAGTCGAGCTTCTATGAGCCCTCGGATTGGGCGATGGCATGGCTGATCGCCGAGAGCATCAGCCGCGACCTCAAGCCGCAAGTCGTCGGGGTCAACGAGGAGACCGGCGAGCCCGTCTTCGCGATCATCCCGATGAAGGGCGCATCGCTCGCCGCCTACCTCAAGGCGATGACCGCGCTGCTCGCAACCGAGGGTGACCGCCGCCGCGCTGGCCTCGAGCTGGAGCGCGCGAGTGTGGGCACCGACGTCCCGGCCGCGAGCGACGTCCCGAGGCTCAGTGACTACCGCGATCGCCTCACCGGCTGATCGTCTAACCACCCTCCCCGAGGGCATCCCCGATCTCACGCTCGGGTTCGAGGTCGCCGCTTGGATTGAGGGCAACCGCCCGGGTGATCCATTCCGAGGCCTCGTTCAGCCGAACGGACCGCGCGCCGGGGCGTCGTTCCGTCTGACCAATGACCAGCTGCGCTTCATGGTCTGGTGGTATGCGCTCGACGAAGACGGCCGCTGGCTGTTCAACCATGGCGTCCGCCGTCGCGCGAAGGGATCCGGAAAGTCGCCGTTCGCGGCCGTGCTCGCGCTCGCCGAGTTCTGCGGCCCCGTTCGACTCGTCGACTTCAACCCAAAGGTCGCCGGTGGCTGCATCGGCAGAGCTGTCGACATGCCGCTCGTGCAGATCGCCGCGACCGCGGAGTCGCAGACCGCGAACACGATGCGGATGGTTCGCGCGTTCGCCCCGAAGGGCTCCGAGCTCGTCGTGCGTTACGAGCTCGACCCGGGCAAGACGCGCTACTACAAGATCCCCGAGGGGACACTCGAGGTCATCACCTCATCGGCCACCGCGGCTGAAGGCGGCGAGGGCTCATTCATCGTCGCTGACGAGACAGAGCACTGGAAGCCGGCGAACGGTGGCGTCGAGCTCGCGGCGACGCTCGCGGACAACCTCGCGAAGTCGGGTTCGCGGATGCTCGAGACGAGCAATGCGTGGGTGCCCGGGATCGAATCTGTCGCGGAAGATACTTGGGACGCGTGGCTCGCTCAGGAAGAGGGCCGCACTCGGGGCGAGACGAAGATCCTCTATGACGCGACGATCGCGCCGCCCGACACCGACCTCGCCGATCGCGAGTCGCTCGAGCGCGGTCTCGAACACGTCTACGACGATTGCCCATGGGTCGACATCAGGGCGATCATCGAGCGGATCTGGTCACCGCGCGCCCGCCCGGACGATTCGAAGCGCAAGTACCTGAACTGGCCGACCGCGGCAGAGGACGCCTGGGTGGCACCCGAGCAGTGGTCGATGCGCGTCGATCGAGAAAAGCAGGTCAAGAAGCACGCGCAGATTGTGCTCTTCTTCGACGGGTCGAAGTCGCGGGACGCGACTGCGTTGATGGGCTGCGAGATGGACAGCGGCCACGTCTTCACGCTCGGCGTCTGGGAACCCGACCCGAACGACGATGACGAGACCGTCGATGCGGCCGACGTCGATCGCGTCGTGCAGCTTGCGTTCGAGGAGTACGACATCGTCGCGTTCTTCGCTGACGTTCGCGAGTGGGAATCGTTCGCGCTGACGACGTGGCCGGACAGGTACAAGGAGCGATTGCTCCTCTGGGCCGTGCCGCAGGGGAAGCCGCCGCAGGCGATCGCGTGGGACATGCGCTCGCACGTCGTCGAGTTCGCTCGCGCAGCAGAGGCTTGCCACGCCGAGATCATCGAAGGCGAGTTCACCCATGACGGCGATCCCCGCGTTGCGCGCCACGTAGGAAACGCACGCCGGCGCCCGCACCAGGCCTTTGTTTCGATCAGCAAAGAATCGCCGGACTCGCCACGCAAGATCGACGCCGCGGTCTGTGTGATCGGCGTCCGCATGGTGCGTCGTCTCGTGCTCGGAAGCGGGAAGCGCCGCCGCGGCAAAGCCAAGGCCGCGTTCTTCTAGTCCCCAAAACATCCGGAGGCTCGCCGAGTGCTGACTCCAAGAGACGCACGCGACCAGGTGCGCATTCTCCGCGACTACGCCGAAGCCGAGCGCGCACAACTCGACGTCGTGCGCCGCTATTGGAAAGGCCGGCAGCGCGCACCGATGGTGCTCGACGACGCGTCGCCCCAAGCCGTCAAAGCGATGGCACGGATCGCGCGCGTCAACGTCTGCCCGATCGTCGTCGACTCGCTCGCGCAGTCGCTCTTCGTCGACGGCTTCCGCCTCACCACGGACAACGAGCAAGTGTCCGTCTGGCAGGCGTGGCAGGCGAACAAGATGGACGCCCGTCAGACGGGCCTTCACCGCGCCGCGCACGCCTACGGTGCGTCGTACGCGATCGTCATGCCGGGCGACCCGGTGCCGGTCATCCGGTGCGCATCGCCGCGGAGCCTCACGGCGATCTATGGCGAGGATCCCGACTGGCCGATGTGGGCGCTCGAGCGCCTCGGTGGCGGACTGTGGAAGCTCTACGACGAGCAGGCGGTCTACTACGTCGCTGAGGAGCAGCGCAAGGGCCCGGACAACACCGTCGACACCGCGTGGGTGTTCGTGTCTTCGGAGGCCCACGACGCGGGCGTCGTACCGGTGATCCGCTACCTCGACGAGGACGATCTCGACGCCGACGACGAGGTCAGTTCCGCCGGCGCGATCATGGGTTGGGAGGAAGCGCCGACTCGCGGTCAGATTTCGCCGCTGATGGCGATCCAGGATCAGATCGACCTGACGACGTTCGGTCTCCTCGTCGCCCAGCACTACTCAGCCTTCCGTCAGCGGTACGTGCTCGGCTGGCTCCCGGAGAGCGAAGCTGAGAAGTTCAAGGCGACCGCATCGTCGATCTGGGCGTTCGAGAACGAGGGCGGTGGCGGTGATGGCCTGTCGGTCGGCGAGTTCGGCCAGACAAACCTCGACGGCTACATCAAGAGCCGCGAATCATCGCTCAAGCATGCAGCGACGCTCTCACAGACGCCTGTGCACGAGCTGCTCGGCGACCTCGTGAACCTTTCCGCCGAGGCTCTCGCCGCAGCCGAGTCAGGCCACGATCGCAAGGTCGGCGAGCGCAAGACGCTGCTCGGCGAGTCGCACGAGCAGACGCTCCGCCTCACCGGCCAGCTGATGAAGCAGGACGTGCCGCAAGACGCCGAAGTCATCTGGCGTGACGTCAGCGCGCGCACGTTCGCCGCGACCGTCGACGGACTCGGGAAGCTCGCGACGATGCTCAACGTGCCCTACCCCGAGCTCTGGCAGCTCATCCCGGGTGTCACGCAGCAAGACGTCGAACGGTGGAAGGCAGCCGCGCAGACCGGCGACTCGTTCGCACAACTCACCGCGCTCCTCGACCGGCAGGGCAACCCGACCGGGTGAGCAATGTCGGCTCCCCCGCTCGAAGAGCTACGTGCGCTTTTCACCGGCGTCCCCGGTGAGGACAACGAATGGGCGACGTCGCCGTGCTACCGGGTGCCGCTCGCGTTCGAGATCGCGAAGCGCTGCGACACGCAGACCGAGTTCGCGCTGCGGGTAGTCCTATACGACGACACGCCCGGTGAACAAATCCCGGGGCTGGCACTCGAAGCGATCAAGCTCGCCGTCCAGCGATACCGCGAAGACCGAGACAGGCAGAAACGGAGCCGCGGACTATGAGCACCGATGATGCCGCCCGCGCCGTCCACGACGCTCTTAAGAAGTACCTGGATGACGGCGAAATCGCGATCTCATGGTGTTTGACGATCGACGTCGCTGGCCCGGACGACGTCCGCTACCTCGCGCACCGCTCCGGAGGCGGCGTCGACGGCACAGACGGACCGATGGCTTGGGCAGCCCTCGGAATGCTCCGCGCGAGCATGAAACTCGCGGAACGCCAACTTGCCGCGATGTCGGTCGACCCCGAAGACGATGGCGACGACGAACACGGCGATGAGGCGTGAGCACAAACGATCTGACGGAGCAGCACCGCCAGGCGCAGCTGCAGGTGCGATCGCACGCACTCCGCGACTTCCTCCTGCTCTGGCCGCTCTGGACAGGCGACACGACGTCGTTCGCACGCCTCGTGAGCGCGACGATGCCGCTGCTTCGTGTGTACCGGCAGGCGTCCGCGTCCCTCGCAGGCACCTACTACAGCGCGTTGCGTACCGCCGACCGCGCTCCGGGTGTCCCGACGGTACGGCTCGCTGCGAAGGTGAACCTCGAGCAGGTCACGAAGTCGATGTACGTCACCGGCCAAGCCGCGGCACGTGACGCGCTGGGTGGAGGCCGAGCTGATCACGCGCGCGGCGATGCGCTGACTCGTGTGTCCGGCGCGGTTACCCGACACGTCCTCGCGGGCGGCCGCGAGACGATCCTAGACTCGGTCGCCGCCGATCACCACGCGATCGGCTGGGCGCGCGTCACGGACGGCAACCCCTGCTACTTCTGCTTGACGCTCGCGTCTCGCGGTGCGGTTTACAAGAGCGAAGCGACCGCGGGCTTCGAGGCGCACGACCACTGTGGCTGCGCGGCCGTCCCGCTCTGGAAAGACAGCACGCTGCCTCCCGAGACGAAGCGGTGGCTGAAGGTCTACGACGACGCGCAGCGCGCCGGCATCGAAACCGGCTTGCTCCAGCACGGCGAGAACACAACTGCTGCACGGCTCAACGCCGTCCGCCGCTACCTCGCCACGAACCAGTAGCACCCGCCCGAGGCGGGCGCGCACAACGACCCAGGAGGTCACATCATGGGCCAGGAGCCCAAGTTCACCATGCCCGCCGGACTCGACGAGTTGCGGGAGATCCTCGAAGACCAATGGTCAGCGAAGGTCGCCGAGCTGCACGCGTCCGGCGTGCCGCTGAGCCTCTACGAAGACCTCACCGACGAGCAGTTGACGGCGAAGAGCGCCGAGCTCGGAGTGCAGATCGCCGACGGCGCCGACCGCGCCGCGATCGTCGCCGCGCTGAACGCGCACAAGCCCGCCCCGGCACCTCCGTGGGGCGACGACACGAACTTCGATCCGGAGCGCGCCTGGAAGCTCATCACCGACACGCGCGCCGACCGCGACAAGATCAAGACCGAGCGCGACCAGCTCCGCACCAGGGTGCAGGAGCACGAGGACGCGACGAAGACCGAGCAGGAGCGCGCCACCGAGCGCGCAGCCGAAGCCGAAAGGCTCGCGAGCTCGGCGACGCTCGAAGCGGCACGGCTACGTGTCGCGCTGAAGAAGGGCCTCACCGAACTGCAGGCCAAGCGCCTCGTCGGCGAGACCGAAGAGGAGCTCGAGCAAGACGCCGACGATCTCCTCGCCTCGTTCCAGACCGAAGACGACCGGCAGGAACCGGATCCGCTTCGTCCCCGGCCGCGCGAGCGGCTCCGGCCAGGTGCCGCCCCCTCCGCTGAACCGGAGGTCACAGACCCCGCCAAGCTCGCGGACCTCGTGCCGCGGCGGTACTAAGCGCCCCCGGCCGAGCCGCGCGGGCTGAGAAAAAGGAGAACACAGAATGTCCACGTTCCTCAAGCCGACCGTCATCGTCTCGACGGCGCTCGGCCTTCTCGTCCGCGAACTGAGCCTGCCCGCGCTTGTTTGGCGTGATCCGGTCGGCGACTTCGCGGGCGCGTTCAACGACACGATCTCGATCCGCCTGCCGGCGTTCATCAACGGCCGCTCGCGGACGCTTCGTGCCGGGACTGCCCGCACGCAGGACGCCCTGTTCGAGCGGAAGGTTGACCTGACGCTCGACACGGACGTCTACCTCGACGTCCCGATCACCGACGAACAGCTGACGCTCGACATCAGCAGGTTCGGTGAGCAGGTGCTGAACCCGATGGTCGAAGGCATCGGCCGCACGATCGAGGACAAGCTCGTCACCACGATCTCCGGTGCGACCTACCAGTCGACGATCGCGTTCAACCACACGACGCAGGATCCGTACAAGGACGTCGCGGTGCCCGCCCGCACGCTGCTGAACCAGGCACGCGTGCCGCTGGGCGGCCGGTCGATCGTCTGCGGGTCGATGCTGGAGGCGGCGTTCCTGACGTCCGACCAGTTCATCCGGGCCGACCACATCGGCGCGAGCGCCGAGCAGACGGTCCGGGAGGGCTTCATCGGTCGGATCGCCGGGTTCAACGTGTACTCCTCACCGGCGATCGCGTCGGCCGAGGGCTACATCTTCCACCAGACGGCGTACGCCCTCTCGACGCGGGCCCCGGTCATCCCGGCCGGCGCGCCGTACGGCGCGTCGCTCGCCTACGCGGGGATGGCGCTCCGCACCGTCCGGATCTTCGATCCCGACGCCGTCCAGGACAGGCTGCTGCTCGACGCCTGGATGGGCTCGGCAGTGGTCAAGGACACCGGGCACTTCGACGCCGACCCGGCGGCCGGCGGACGGTTCGTGCCGGTCACCGACCCGGCGACGCCGCTCGTGGGCCAGGCCCAGCCGTGGCAGAACGACCTCGCTCGCCTCGTGCGCGCGGTGAAGGTCGCCGTCTCGTAGTCCGACGTCTGAGCGGCCCGTGTCGCCTCGTGCGACGCGGGCCGCTTCTCGACGTTCCTCGCTTTGAACAAGGAGACGTTCCAGATGTTGCACAAGCTCATCACCCCGGAAACGGGCGAAGAGGTCGTCACGACCGACACCGGTCTCGAGGCCTTCCTCGACCTCGGGTACACCCGTGCGCCCGAAGCCGAAGAGGCCAAGGAGCCGACGTGGCCGACCAGCCACGCCGATCTCGACGCGCTCGCCGAGAAGCTCGGCGTCACCTTCCCCGCCCCCGAAGAGGGCAAGAAGAAGCTGACCGTGGCCGAGAAGATCGCCGCGCTCGAAGCCGCCGGCCACACGCCGGGCCAGGACGAGTAGAGATGGCCACCGGCGCGTACGCGGGCAGGCTCGCCTTCGATCCCGACAGCGGCTTCCACATCGGCGAGGACGGCGAGAACGTCGTCACCGACGACGACGGGGCGTCGTGGCGGTACGCGACCGAATCCGACAGTCCGCACAACGCTCGGTACGAGCAGCGCGTCGCCGTGATCGACTCGACGGCGAACAAGCTGCTGGAGTTGCAGCTCGAGCACGGCCGTGAGAAGGCGGCCGAGCTCGTCGAGCCGCATCACTTCGAGGTTCAGCCGGACGACGAGCACTTCGGCGGCGTGCGGTTCGATCCGGACGCGGTCGCGGCGACCATCACGAGTCACACGGAGGCGAACCAATGACCGCCATCGCGATCGAACGGCCGCGGCTGATCCTGCCGACCTCGCCGTGGCTGCCGACGCGTCTCGGTGCCGAAGTGATCTGGGACGAGCTCGGCAAGGTCGAACGGCGTCTCGTCGATCGGCTGCTGAAGCTGCCGTCGCTGAAGGACAAGATCCTGATGATGGCGGGCTCGGACGCGAACTACCTCTCGAAGGTGCTCGGAGAGCTCGCGTTCGGGAAGACCGCCTACGCGGGCGAGGCGACGATCTACGTCGGCCTGTGGACGGCGGCACTCGACGACACGTTCCTCGGGAACACCGCGAGCGAGGCCACCTACACGTCGTATGCACGGCTGGCGTTGACGAACAACACGACCATCTTCGCAGCTGGCACCGGCACAACCACGCGGACGCAGACGTGGCCTTCGGACGCGACGAAGTCGTTCGCCGCCTCAACCGGCGGCGCGTCAACGGTCACCTACCTGGGTGCCCTGAACGGTAACGCCGGTACCTCTGCTGACAAGGGCATGGTCTGGTGCTCGGTCACGTCCGTCACGATCAACAACGGGGACACGCCGCAGCTCGCACAAAACGCGATGTCCCAGACGAGGGACTGAGCACGGTGACCGGTGTGGTGCTCGACAAGCGCGGCCGTCGCGAGTCGCCGCCTGAGCTGCTCGGCCCGTCAGGTCTGCCGGTGCGGGTCGAGCGGAACCTCGAGGCGGGCTGGGAGATGCCGGAATACACCCGGATCGAGCCGGACTTCGAGCGGCTGCCGCAGCACATCCTCGACAACCTCGAGCGGGCGCGGACGGCGGACTTCTCGAAGTCGTCGCCATTCCTGAACCTCGGGCAGGGATGGGCACAACTCGAAGGCGTGATCGTCTCGGACGGCGGGCCGCTCACGGCCGCGGCCGAGGCGATCATGGTTCCCGACTTCCTGCTTGCGATCCCGCGGCCCGGCCAGTCGATGGTCGCTGTGACCTACACCTACTCGCTGTTCGGCGAGCTGTCGATGGCGGTCACGACACCGGGGAACTTCCAGCTCCGTCTCCGCTACGGCGGACTCGCGGGCGTGTTGCTAGCCGCCGGCGACGTGATCGCGCCGACGGGCACACAGGTGATCACCAAGGTCGGGTTCGAGCTGCAGTACCTGGTCACGGTCAGAACCGTGCCGACGCTTACGACTGCGACCGCGTGGTGTCAGGGCCGCTGGGACTGCCCGGGCACGCTCGAAACAACGCCGGCGTCGACGACGATCATGGTGACGCATCTGAAGTCGCGGATGATCCCGAGCAACACACCGGCGGTGTCTCCGTCGATCGACGTCTCGGCCGCGAAGGCGCTCTCGCCGACGTATCAGCCGTCACTGACGACGGCGTCGCTGACGACGCATCTCGCTGTCGTGAAGTCACTGAACTAGCGAGGGGGAGGCGAGGATGCCGGTACCGCCTCGCGCACCCGGGCTTTCACAGCCGCTCGTTTTCCGCCGGCGGCTCGCGGTCGCCCCCGTCCCCCACCCGGCCGCACCGATCGCTACGGATGCGATCACGGCGACGAGCTCGATCACCGGATCGGTCTCGAACCTCAACCCCGTCGTTCCTGCCGCGATCACAGCGTCGAGCGGCATGTCGGGATCGGTCATCGCGCTGAAGAGAGCGACGCCGGCGGCGATCTCGGACACCAGTGCCGTCAGTGGCTCGGTCGTTCGCCTTCGGCCCGTCACGCCCGCCGCGGTCTCGTCGACGTCCGCGGTTACAGGGACGGTGCAGGCGCTCAAGCGTGTGACCCCCGTAGCGATCAGCATCACAAGCACTGTCACGGGGTCGGTCGTACATCTCGCTGCCGTCCGACCTGCCGCGGCTAGCTCCACGAGCGCGGTGATCGGCACCGTCCGGCGGCTCGTGCACATCGCGGCCGTCGCGTTCAGCGCATCGAGCCTGATGAGCGGCACGATCGTGGCCTTGCGACGGATCGCAGCGGCGGCGATCTCTGCATCAAGCCTGCTGCTTAGCTCTTCGGTCGTCGCTCGACGAAACCTGGCCGCCGCGTCGATCGGATCGTCCAGCACGATCACGGCGTCGCTGGTTGCGCTCCGCCGCGTCGCGCCCGCCGCAATCACGATCACAAGCGCCACCGCAGCATCGATCGTTCGCCGGGCCAGTGTGCATCCCGCAAGCGTGTCGGGGACGTCCACGGTCACTGGGACGGTCACGAAGACGACCGGTGGCCGGCTCTCCCCGGACACGGCGATCACCGCAACGAGCACGATGACCGCGACGGTCACGCGGCGAGTCCGTGCGCTACCGACCGCGATCGCGTCGACGTCGACCGTCACAGGTTTCCTGGTCGAGATCCACGCGCTGCATCCAGCCGCGATCGCAGCCTCGAGCGGACTGACAGGACACACCAACACTCTGTACCTGGTGCATCCCGCGGCGCTGCTCGGTTCGAGCGCGGTCACTGCGACGCTCACACGAGCCCGCCACGTCTCCGGCGCTGCCGCCGCCGCAACATCAGCGATCACGGCGTTCGTCTTGCGGCTCGTCGGCGGCCCGCCGCAGACAGGCTCGGTTACACCAGCGAGCGACGGTCATGTCACGACGGGCAGCCGTGGCGGCGCCGTTGATGCCCTACGCGAGGGAAGGATCACCTGATGAGCCAGGTCGTCAGCTTCGTCGGCTACGTCCCTGCTGCGCGGTATGACGCGACGCCGTGGACGAATGTCAAGGTCGAAGAGTCGGTGTCGAACGTGGGCCCGTGGACGTTGATCGACACGATCGCGCTGATCCCGGTCGATGCCGACCCGGCGCATCCGATCGTCCGGAACGTCACGACCGTCCACGGCAGCGACGGCACAGGCTTCTGGTATCGCCTCACGTTCGTCGACGGGACCGGCGGCGTCGGCCAGCCAACGCGGCCGGTGCAGAACCCATCAGTCGAGAAACAGTTCGCGACCGCGGCCGAGCTCGCGATTCGTCTCGGCCTTGAGTTCACCGACGACGAGATCGTGCGCGCCGACGCTCTCCTCGCGAGCGCCTCCGGTCTGATCGCCGAGCACGCGAAGCAGCAGATCGCGCTCGTCACCGACGACACACTGACGATGCCCGGCACGAACCGCGACAGGTTCCGCCTCCCGGAGCGGCCCGTCGTCGAGGTCGCCTCCGTCACGATCGGCGGCCAGGCCCTCGCGGAGGGTCACGACTGGTACCTCAAAGGCGACGAGATCATCCGTCTGTCCTCGATCTATGTGCGCAACGGCAGCCTCGACGGGTTCCTCGACGCGCCGTATCTGCTCGGCCGCAGCTTCGGCTGGCCCGGGCTCCCCCTGACGATCGTCTACACGCACGGCTACGACGACGACGCGATCCCGTCGCTCGTCAAGACGATCTGCATGGAGATGGCCGTCCGGGTCTGGGTCAACCCCGGATCCGTCGCGCGGGAAACCGTCGGCAACACCCAGACGGTGTACGACAACAACCGCTTCTCCCCGTCCGGACTGCTGCTCACCGACACCGAACGGAACGAGCTCCGTCGCTTCTTCGGCGGTCGCGCAACGAGCGTCCAGGTCGCCGGCTAGCCATGAGCCTCACCTCCTCCGGACTGACGATGACCCACCGCTGCACAATCGAGCGCCGGGCGGCCGGTGCTGCAGACGCGTGGGGCCAGGTGCCGTCCGAGTGGGAGACACACCTCACCAACGTCCGCTGCCGCACCTGGGCCGACGCCGGCCGCGAAATTGTCGAGGGAACGACGACCGTCACGGTGGTCGAGGACGTCCGTGTGATCGTCCCTCTCGGCACAGACGTCACAGAGGCGGATCGCATCGCCTCGATCACGTATCGCGGCGGGACGGCGCAGGCCGGGCCGCTAGGCATACGCGCCGTGCTCGCCCGGCCCGACCACCTCGAGCTTGTGCTCGTCCGGGTCGCGTAGATGGCGAGAAGCCGTGCCAAGCTCAACTGGAATGGCGACAAGGTCATCGCCAACGTCGCCGAAGCCGCGCGCGTCTCGATCAACGAGACGCTTCGCGCGACCGACGAGGACGCGACGACGTCGCACTGGTGGCACAACCGCACCGGCTACCTCGAGCGGAAGATCCTGGTCGACCGAGCCCGATTCCATGGTGACCGTGTCGTTGGCCGTGTCGGCGCCACGAACAGCGGCCAGAAGGGCGTCCGCTCAGCCTTCTACGGCCTGTTCCTGGAGTACCGGTTGCCGTGGCTTAGGCCGGCGGCCGACCGGCAGTTCCCGACTTTGGCGGCGCGGATCCGCGGGAGGCTTGCACGATGAGCGCAGTCGATCCGGTCGCCGCGATCCGAACCGTGCTGCTTGCGGACACCGCCGTCGCCGCGCTCGTCGCGGCCCGAATCTACGGCGCAGAGATCCCCGAGAGCGTCACTGACGAGATGCCGCAGGCGGCGATCGTCGTCAACCCGGCTGGCGGTTCTGCCTTCCCGGGTGGCGGCTTCCAGCGGTACGGCGCGCAGCGCATCGACCTGTGGTGCCACGGTGTGACGCTCGGCGAGGCATGGGACGTCTACCTCGCCGCCTATGAGGCGCTGAAGCAGATGCGCTCACACATCGTCGGTGGCGTCGCGCTGAAGACGGTGACGGTTGCGTCGAAGGGAGTGCTTGCGCGCGACCCGGTCACGCAATGGCCGACCGCGCTCTCCAGCTGGATCGTGTTCGCCGGCGAAGCCGCCGCGACCTGACAAACCCGAAGGAGCGAGAACATGCCCGAGGTTCGTTTCGACGGCCATCCCGGCCGTCTGATCGCGTTCGGCTACGAGCTCGAAGCCGGCAAGTCCGTCGAGATGACGGAGGAGGAGGCCGCCCAGCTCGCCGCCGACCCGAACGTCCAGGTGACCGTCCTTGAGGCGGCACAACCCAGCCCGAGGCCGCCGGCGGCGAGGGGCACCCATTCGAAAGAGAAGGAGTAACCGATGCCCGCTCCGCACGAGATCCTCGCGGCCCCGCTGACGCTCTGGCTCGCCGACGTCGGCACCGCGTTCCCGTTGATCGACGCCGCCCCTGCCGTTGCATGGGTGCTGGTCGGCACCGAAGGCCCGAACAACTACGACGACGGCGGCGTCGTCGCCTCGCACGGCGAGGAGGTGTTCGACTTCAAGCCGTCCGGTTCGACGATGCCGTCGAAGCGGTTCCGCATCGGCGAGGAGTTCAAGTTGAAGCTCGACCTGGTCGACCTCAGCCCGGCCGTCTACGCGAAGGCGATGAACAACGCCGCGGTCACGACGATCGCCGCCGGCGTCGGCGTCGCCGGCCTGAAGAAGTTCAGCCTGTTCCGCGGCACGATCGTGAACTCGTTCGCCGTCCTCGCCCGCGGCATGTCGTCCGTCGACAACACCCTCACGATGCAGTACGTCATCTCGAAGGCGTTCGTCTCCGTGAACGGCGACGTCATCTTCGACAAGACCAAGGTCGCCGCGCTGCCCTTGGAGATCGAGACGATCCGCCACAGCTCCGCGGACATCGTCGAGTGCCAGATCCAGACGGCAGTCGCGTCCTAGGCGGCTGACATGACCCATCCGGCCGCCAGGGCGCTAGCGGAGGCAGCCGACACGATCCGTTCCGCCGCGCGCGAGCACAAGCGCATCGCGGAGGCCCATCGCCGCGAGGCGCGCGCACTCATGGGGAAGCTTGACCTGCTCCGCGAAGAGTGCGCGCGCCTCGGGATCGACCTGACCATCACAGAGACCCCAAGGAGGGCGTCACAGTGACCGAACTTCTCGACATCACAACCGTCGTTCAGCGCGACACCGTCAACATCCGCACGAAGAAGAACCCGGCTGGGAAGCTGTACGAGCTGTTGAACATCGACGAGCTCGGCTCGTTCGAGCACCAGGCGATCGTCAACTGCCACGGGATCGTTCAGACGCTTTCGCAGCTGAAGAAGAAGCCGACGGCTGCGCAGGAGCGGCAGCTCTCGAAGGCGCTCGGCGACATTCTGAAGCTGATCATCCCGACGCTCGAGCCGCGCGTGCTCGCCGAGATCGAGGACACACAGCGCGCGAAGATCGTCACTGCGTGGTCGATCAAGCACGCGACCGACGACGGAGCGGCTGAGGGGGAAGACGGACAGGCGAGCGCATCGACTACGGGCGACTCGTCCCCCGCCTCCAAGCGTTCTACGGCGGCAACCCGGAGGCGTGGTTCCACCTCCCGGGCTACGCGCTAAACGCGTTCATCGAGATGCTCCCCGAGCTGCAGGCCGAACAGCAGTACCTCTCGATCGAGGCTGCGTCGGTGCCGCACATGACCGACGCCGCCCGGCAAAAGATCATCCGCAGCTGGCATCGCCGTGCACAGGGGCCGCAACAGCGGCAGCAGCGTCCGACCACCCCGGAGGAGATCCGGCTCGCGCTCGCTGCGTCCGGAATCACCGTTGTCGAAGTCCCGAGGCGAGGTGAGACCGGATGACCGTTGAAGGCGAATCGCTCGGCAAAGCCGTACTCGACCTCGAGGCGAACCTCGGCGAGTTCCTGCGGAACATGGAGGCCGGGGAGCGCGGCGCCGGCCGCATGGAATCGTCGCTCGAGTCGGTCGCGCGAATCGCCGAACTGTCAGAGAAGGCGCTGAACCGCGTCAAACTGGACGCTGCACAGGCCACCGAGTCTGCCGCGATCGCCGACCGGATCGAAGGCTCCGTCGGCCGGGTCGGCCGTGCCGCGGCCGAAGCGTCGCGGCACCTCGAAAAGGTCAAGCTCGACGCCTCGAACGCGGCCGAGACGACCGCGTCCGGCGATGTCATCGACCACAAGCTCAATGACATCACCCGGAACGCCAACGAGGCACGCCGCGCACTCGACCGTCTGCGCCTCGCGGGCGTCAACGTCGGCGGCGTCGGCGGAGCCGCAGGCCGGCGGAACCCCGGCGCCGGTGTCGGCCCGTTCGGCTCCGGCTTCGGCCGGATCGGACTGCTCGGTGCCGCCGTTGGTGCGGGGACACTGCTCGGGCCTGCAGCCGGTCCCGGCGCGGTCGGTCTGCTCGGTGCTATCCCGACGCTCGCCGCTGGCGGCGTCGGGGCGCTTGGCACGCTCGCGCTGGCGTTCCAGGGTGTCGGCAAGGCGATCGGCGGCGATCTGAAGGCCTTCAAGGGGCTGGAGGCGTCGCAGAAGCAGTTCGTGCTCACCGTCCGATCATTGGACGGCTGGCTCGACAAGCTGAAGCAGACCGCCGGAGCGAACCTCTTCCCGCAACTGACGAAGGCGCTCCACTCGGCGCTGTCGCCGGAGACCGTCGGGGCGATCACGAACGCCGTCGCCGAGTTCGCACGCGCGATCGGCCAGGCCGGTGTTGCGTGGGGCAAATACTTCGGATCGCAGGAGTTCCAAAGCATTTTCGGGCCGCTGATGGCAGCCGGTGCGCACAACCTGACCCGCCTGTCGAGCGCCCTCCTCTCACTCTTCGACGCGGTCGGTGTCATCGGCCGCGCCGCGATCCCGTTCACGAACTGGTTGACCGTCGCCGCCGACAAGGGCGCGAAGCTCGCCGACTCATGGCTACACGCGAAGGACGCCTCCGGCGGACTCGCGCACGCCATGGACGAGGCGCAAACTTCGCTGCGCCTCGTCGGCGGCCTTTTCGCGTCGATCGGCCGGGCGGTGTTCGCGTTGGGCCGCGCGCTCTACCCGGTCTCGAAGATCGCGGTCAAGGATTTGACGGACGGCTTCAACGAGCTCTCCAAGATCATTCAGCGCAACCAGCAGACGATCCGGGAGATCGTCGGCGGCGCGCTCGCCGCTCTCGTTTCGACCGTGAAGACGTTGACGCCGATCGTCGGCGCGCTCGCACGCGCACTCGACTCCGTCGCGCACGCGATCGGCGGTTGGAAGGTCGCGTTCGAGTTCGTGATCGGCGGGATCCTCGCCGCTCGGTTCGCCAAGCTCGCCTTCGCGATCGGCAAGACCGTGCTGAAGATCCGGACGATCGGCACCGCGGCGGAGGGCTCCGTAGGCAAGGTCGGTCTGCTCGAGGCCGCTCTCCTCCGGCTCGGTGGCGCAAGCGTCCTCGCCGCTCTCGGTGCCGCAGCCGCGTCAGTTGCCGCGGTGCTCGCCTCCAGCGGCAGCGCACCGAACGTCTCGAAGATCCCGGAGTCCGGAAAGGCAGCCGCCGTGGCCGAGCTCGGCGCCGGCGGGAAGATCCCGCAGAACGTGCTGCGCGCGGCAGCGAAGGCTGGCGGCATCGATCCGAACACCCCGGCCGGGAACGCGCTCAAGAACAAGACGGTCGTTGACTACATCTACGCGTGGGCGAAGGCACACGGGCTCATCGGCACCGCCGCCGGCGGTGCGGGCGCGGAGGCCGCCGCGAAAGCCGCGCACGGCAAGGGTGCTCTTCCGCCGCAGTTCAAGGAGCCCGGCACCGCGACGCCGTACCTCAGCTATCTGCTGAAGGTTGCGGAGGGCACAAAGACGACGACTGATGACCGGTCGGTGCTTGATCGGATCGTCGCCACTTTGAAGTCGCGCCTCGCGCGCGCCCATTCGCTCGACACCAAGTCCGCACTGCAGGACGCGCTCAACAACTACGTGGCGCAACTCGCCGCGCTGAGCTCGTCGCCGTTCGGTGCGGATCCGGCGTTCACGAAGAACCTCGGGCCGAAGGGGAAGAAGGCCGCGAAGCCGCCGCTGATCCCGCCGCTCGCCGCGCACGCTGAGGCGCTCGCGTCGGCGAACAAGAGCAAGGCTTCGGTGCTCGGCAACGTCGGCCAGACCGCGAAGCGGTACCTCGAGAACGAGCTCGCCGACCTCCAGGTCGCCGACAAGGCGATCCGCGCGAAGTGGCAGAACGCGACCGGCAAGCTCCGCACACAGCTGTTCGCGGCGCTCACCCGCGTCGACAACCAGATCCGCACCGTGCGGAAGCAGATCTCGAACGCGTTGAAGAAGAGCCGGCTCGAGCAGCTGCAGTTCGCCGTCGACCAAGCCAAGCTCGCCGTCCTGAACGCCACCGAGGGCACAGCCGCCTACGACAAGGCCGTCAGCTTCGAAGCGAAGATGCTGCGCGCCGAGATCGCGTACCTCGACAAGCGCCGGAAGAACACGAAGCTGTCGCTGGACGAGCGGAAGAGGGCTCTCAGCGAAGAGTTGACCGCAGAGCGTGAGCTTAAGTCGCTTCTCGGCCCGGCGGCGGCGTCGACGGCCGGTGCGAACGAGGCGCAGTTCCTCGCGTCGTTCCAGGCGATCATCAAGGGATTCGCGCCGAACGCGCAGCCGGCACCGTCGGGCGGACGCGGCGACACACATCTCTACGAGCTCGTCCACGAGACCCGGCAGACGAACGCGCACCTCAAGGATCTGAAGAAGACGAACACGTTCCCCGGGTCGGGGTTCGCGGTCGCGTCGGCTGAGGCGGCTGTCGGATGAGTGCGCCTATCGACCCGACCACGATCAGCGTGATCGGCGGGTTCACCGCGCTCACAAACGCGACCGCCGACTACCTCGCGTTGGATCCGGACCGCTGCACCGGACTCGGCGGCCCCGACCTACGCACAACGATCGAGGACGCACCCGCTCAGAACAACGCCTTGATCTTCCCGCCGTTCGACGGCGCATGGATCATCACGCTCGCCGGCGACCTCGTCGTCACGTCGACCGGACCGAGCAGCGAGGCCGGCTACCGACCCGCCGTGCGCACGCTCCTCGCGTCGCTGAAGACCGCGCTCGACGCGCTGAAGGCGGCACCAAACAACCTCACACATTCGGGCGGCACCGAAAAAGTCTGGCTCTACTCGAAGCTCGATCCGACCTGGTCGAACTACCACATCTGCACCGTCACCTTCGGACTCGTCGTGGACGCGTTCGCCTGATGGGCACGATCACCGCGAAGCTGTACGACCTCCAGTCGAACCTGCTCGCTGACATCAGCCCGATCGCGCTGGAGAAGAGCCTCAAGCGTCTCCACGCCGGGCCGCGCACGTTCACGATCGAGTCGATCGCCGGACACCCGCTACTCAAGACGGTGCCGATGGGCGGCGACGGATACCCGAACCTCTGGTCAGGCAACCGCAAACTCGTCGTCTGGGAAGCCGGCATCACAGATCCGATCTTCCACGGCCGCGTCTTCAACGCCGAACGCGTCGGCACCGGCGGGCGGAACGTGCCGATTACGATCACCGCGTTCTCGTCTGACATGGGGCTCGGCTTCGAGGCCGACGAGCGCGCCGGACGTCCCGTCCGTGACCACACCGGCAACTTCATCAACCCGACGTTCGTGTCGAGCGTCGACGGCGGCGCCGCGATCAGCGGGCCCGACCTGATCAAGCAGGCGCTGACCTACAGCCAAGGCCCGGATCCCGAGTCGGGCGCGCACCCGGGTGAGGGGCCGCTTGAGATCGACCTCGTCAGCGGCACCTTCGACCTGGCGGTGCCTCCGGCCGTCGATCTGAGCTGTGTCGACTCAATGGACTGGCCTGTCCTCTGTGGTGACTTCGTGCAGCAGCTCGTACAGACCGGTGTCTGCGACTACAACCTCCGGCCGCTCGCGCCCGGCACCGGCAAGAACCTCGCCGGCGTCCTCGACCCGTTCGTGATGGAAGAGCTGTCGGCCCGCTCCAGGATCGGCACCGACCGATCAGCGACGGTGCATTTCGACTACGACACCGGCGCACGCAACGCGAGCGGCATCAGGCACCTGCAGGACTTCTCGAAGATCTGCAACAAGCTCTACGACTACCTCGGGCCGCGCAAGACGAAGACACGCTGGGCCGGCAACATCACGCCCGGATCGCCCGGCACAACCGTTGACCCGACGGCGAGCCGTGTGCTGTACGGCAGCCAGTTCATGTGGATCCGGATTTACGACAGCGTCGGCACCGAGAACAGCAGCCGGCCGCTCTACCTCGCCCTCTGGAACGCCGAACAGGGCTTCCGTGTCTTCCCGCGCGACCTGCTCTACATCACCCCGTCGAAAGGCGACAAAGCGCTGTACGACGCGCTGAAGGACTACGACGCAGGCGACGACGTCGCCGTTAACGCCGGCGGCAGCCTCGGACTCGACCTCACGGCCACGCAGCGCCTGTACGGGTTCACGAAGACGTGGAGCCGCGAGAACGTCTCGCAGGTTTCTGAGCTCCTCACCTCGGCGGAGAACACCTATGGATAGACCGCTCCGTCCGGCCGGAACGCAGCGCAGCCTCGCGCGCGGTCTCGGGCGCACCCGCAACCTCGAGCGCCGCTACATCGACCAGACGTTGCCGACATCGTCGTTCAACGACCTGATCCTCGAGCCGATGGGCATCTTCGGCGGCTACTGGCCGCACGACGATGCCGACCTCGCGCTGATGGCCGACCTCGGCCCGAACGGCCTCAACGGCTCCTACGTGAACGGCCCGACGCTGCAGGTCGCGCCGTTGATCGGCACCGGTAAGGCCGTCGCGTTCCACTCCGCCTCGAGCCAGTACGGAATCGTCTTCGGCGACGCCGCACGGTTCGTCGACAGCGGCGATATCACAGTTTCGACGTCGATCGAGACGACGCAGTCGGGCGCGACCGCGATGTTCGTCTGCGCCGACGACAACAACTTCCGTTATTTCCAGTTCAGGATGACGGCGGCCGGTGTCGTCGAGTTCATCGTGTTCGATGCCGGAAACGCGAACAGCTTTTCCAAGGTCGGCGCGATCGTCGTCAACGACGGTCTGCGTCACCGCGTTGCGGGCCGGTTCAACGTCGCGACCAACCTAGTGAGTGTGTGGGTCGACGGTGCGCAGGACGGTGCGGCCGTGGCGGGGCCGGGCATCCTCGGCCCCTCACTTCGGATGGGCGACTTGATCATTGGCGCACGTGAGGTTGGTGGCGTGCGCGGAACCGGCATTTTCTCGAACTTTTTCAACGGCACGCAGGACGAGACCGCGGTGTACGCCGTCCCGCTTCCCGACGCGACGCTGACGGCCCAATACACCGCCACGTTCGAGACGACGCTTGCGGCCGGATCGCAGTGGTTTTACGGCGCCGGCGTACCGCCGACCGCGCTCGGCAACAACGGCGACTTCTACGAGAACACCACGAACGGCGACATCTACCACAAGTCTGGAGGCTCGTGGGGAGCGCCGATCGCGAACGTCGCCACGGGTGCGCAACTCACGGCGGCCATCGCGGGCACGCAACCGCTCGATGCCGACCTCACGGCGATCGCCGCGCTCGCGACCACCGCCTACGGCCGCTCGGTGCTCACACAAGCCAACGCCGCTGCGCTCCGCACGCTCGCCGGGCTCGTGATCGGCACGGACGTTCAGGCGCAAGACGCCGAGCTCGCCGCGCTCGCCGCCCTCGTCTCAGCCGCGAACAAGCTGCCCTACTTCACCGGTTCGGGGATGGCGGCGCTCGCAGACCTGACGGCGTACGCACGAACCCTGCTGGACGACGCCGACGCGGCGACGGCTCGCGCGACGCTCGGCGCCGCGCAAGCGGTCACCGAAGCACCAGGCGCCGACCTGACCGCAACGGGCCTCACATTCGACGTCACCGCCGGAGAAGCACTCGCCTTCGGCGATCCGGTCTACATCAAGAGCGACGGCAAATATTGGAAGGCCGATGCAGACACCGCCGGCAAGTTCCCGGCCGTCGGCATCGCACTGAACACGGCCGCCGCGAACGCCACCGTGACTGTGTTGCTGCTCGGCGTTGCCCGTAACGATGCGTGGGCGTGGACGGTCGGCGGGATCGTCTACCTCTCCACCGCCTCCGGGCTCACTCAGGTGCAGCCGTCGGCGACCGACAACGCGATTCAGGTGCTCGGGATAGCAGAGGCCACCACACGTCTGCTCGTCAACCCGCAGCTCGTCTACATCACGCACACCTAGGAGGCTCGTCAATGGCCGCGAAGACGAAGCAAGTCACCCTCAAATGGTTCATCGCTTACTGTCCCGTGCGGGATTGCGGCTGGGAGGGCAATCCGACCCCGGACGAGCAGCACGCGAAGGATCAGGCGCGCGACCACGACGCTCAGGTGCATGCACCTGAAGCGGAGTAAGCGATGTCCGACGTCAAACCGAAGTACGGCAGCGGCGGGCAAGCGATCACGATCACGTTGACGTCGCTCTCGAGCGGCTCCGCACGCGAAGCCACGGCGATCGACAACACGTCCGACCTGTTCCTCGACGTGCTCGTGATGCTGAAGACGAAGACCGCCGCCGGCACGATCAGCGGCGACCCCTACATCTATCTGTACGCACTCGGCACCGACGACAGCGGCACGACCTGGCCGGAACCCGCCACGGGCTCCGATGCGGCGATCACCGCCGGTCTGAACGCCAAGGCGGTCCTCCTCGGCGCTGTCAACCTCGCAGCGGCTTCGACCGCGTACAAGGGCGGGCCGTTCTCGCTGCTCAGGGCGTTCGGTGGTTTGGCGATCCCGCAGAAGTGGTCGATCATCGCGCTCAATCAGTGCGGCGTCGCGCTGTCAGCGACCGGCGGCGATCACGCGCTCACATATCAGGGCGTCCAAGCGACGATCCTCTAGATGGCGCGCAGCTTCAACGGCTCCACCGACAGGCTGTTTCTCAACGGCCTGACGATGCTCCATCCGGGCATGAAGTTCACCTGGGTCGCGTCGATCAAAACCGGCGGCGACGGCACGATCGTCGGCATGGACACCGGCTCCGGCGGCGGCCGCGTCATGCAATACAAGGTCGTGACCGCGAAGCTGCAGATGATCCTGTTCACTGCCGGCGGCGGCAGCGCGTCCTTCTGGACGAGCGCCGCGTCGGTCAACGACAACAAGTGGCATCGCGTGATCGGCATGTACGACGGCAGCGTCGGATCGCTGTTCATCGACACGACCGCCGAGACGTCGAGCGCCCAGGCTGCCGGCAACACTCCCTTCAACTCGAACCTGGCGGTCGGAAGCCAAATCCCGGGCGTCTCAAACTCGGTGTTCGGCGGTCTGATGGCCGAGGTCGCGTTTTTCTCGCGCGCACTGACGAAAGGCGAAGCGCTTGCGCTCGGTGGCGGGATGCCGATCGCGAACTTCCGGCCCGACCACTACTGGCCGCTCCTCGAGACGACTCTAGAACCAGACTTCGGGTTCGGGCCTCGGCCGATCCCGCTGTTCGACATTCCGTCGGGCAGCGGCACGTCACCGAAGGGATCGATCGAGGTTCCGGGGCGTGCCCAGGTCTACACGCCGCAGCTCTGGGTTCCGCTCGTCCGCGGCGGCACGGGCAGCGGGATCACGTCGGCGATCAAGACCGTCGAGGGGCTCGCCCGCGCAAGCGTCAAGACCGTCGAGGGCCTCAACATGGCGTCTGTGAAGACGGTGCTCGGGCTTGCCTGATCACGCCTCAGCGGGAGCCAACGCCGGGAGAGGCTTTGCCTTCACCGTGTTGCGTCTTCTGAACGGACGCTCGACGAGGTAGTACGAGCCGATACTGAGGATCATTGTCGCCGCGAGCGCGTACCACGGGTGTTTCCAGCCGACGAACCAGCCGGCCATCTGATGCCACAGGTAGACGCTGTACGAGATCGCACCGAGCCACGGGAGCGGTCTCAGCGATAGGCACCGTGAAAGCAGCCCCGGATTGGCGGCGTGCAGCACGAGCGCCGCGGCTCCGAGTTCGACGATTGGGAGCACGTAGACCTGGGTGTCGATTGACTCAGTCGCCGCCAACGCCGCGGCCGTGAAGACGACGAGTCCCACCCACCCGGTCCCGGCCGGTAGGCGGATCCCGTGGGCGCGCGCGAACGCAGCCGCGCAGCCGATCACGAGTCCGTCGGCGTGGACGTCAGGTGCGAAGTAGATGCGCTGGAACCGTGCGCCGCCGGTGGCGAGCGCCCACCGGTAGACGCATAGGGCGACGAAGAGCGCGAGCGTGCCGGTCAGGATCCTCTTCACCGTTGTGCGGTGAAGCAGCACGATCAGCAGTGGCGGCCACAGCAAGTAGAACTGCTCCTCCTGGGCGAGCGACCAGAGGTGGTCGGCGGGGCTCGCCCAGAAGACGTCGTAGGTGGCGAAGCCTCGGACGAAGTTCGCAGCGTAGAACGCGCTCGCGGCGAGGATCTCAACGAGCCGCCTGGTCGGGTAGACCAGCGCGCCGATCGCCGCGATCGCGATCAGCAACACACCGAGCGCTGGCAGCAGCCGTCGCGCACGACGCACATAGAACGCTCGCAGACCGATGCGCCCGTGCCGCTCGTGCTCCTCGAGGAGCAGCGTCGTGATCAGGAAGCCGGAGAGGACGAAGAACAAGTCGACGCCGAACTGTCCGCCGTGCGGCCAGTTGAAGAGATGGAACCCGACGACGGAGACGATCGCGATGCCGCGGATCCCGTCGAGCGCTTTCACGTGGCCGAGCCTGGTCACTAGCCCCGCCCTCTAGACGACTGAAGGAGATTCAGATGCGTACGCCGATCGGCGGGCTTCGGCCTGCCCGTGTTCTTCTGCTCGTGTTCGCCGTCGCCGCGGCGACGTTCCTCGCGACGCCCGCGCGTGCGAGCGATCAGCTGCCGTTGCATGTCGGCTCGAGCGGTGCCCGCGTGTGCGGGCTCAAGTGGATGATCTCCGGGCCGCACGGCCACCGACCGAACGTTCTGACGAAGATCGCCGGCACGTACACCGGGGCGCTCTGCCCGACCCGCAACGCCGGCTACCTCGGCAATGCTGCCGGCGCGGCGCTCTTCGCCTACAAGTACCGGCTCGGCTACCCGGCGAAGTGGAACTCGAAGACACACCCGGTCGCCGGCGCGTACTTCTTCTCGTTGCTCAGGGGCACGAAGACACGCCCGGCTACCTGGGTCACGCTCGCTGCGTCGCGTGTGGCGGCGATCGAGCCGGGAGCGACCGAGCTGGCGTTGAAGGTAAAGGCGCTCCTCGTGTCGCAGCTCGGTGTGCAGGAGCAGCCTGACGGGTCGAACCGAGGGCCGCACATCTCCTACCAGGTCGGCTCGAGGCCTTCGTACCAGTCGTCGACCGGCGCCTACAACGTCGCATGGTGCGTCTCGACGCAGCAGTGGGCGTTCAAGGAGGTCGGGTACGGCACGTTCGCCGACCGGACCGCTGGTGTCTACTACGCCGTCGACTACGCCCGTCAACGCAACTGGTTGGGCGCGAAGGCGAAGGTCGGCGCGATCGTCGCGTTCATCACCTACGACCGCAACGGGAACCGTGTGCCGGGCACCGGCCATATGGGATTCGTCGCGAAGGTGACGGCGTCCGGGTTCGCCTACATAGCCGGCAACGACGCGAACGGCGTCCACGAGCGCTACATCAACTTCGGCGCTCGCCCGTACGCGTTCATCTATCTGCCGGGCGTTGTCTGAGATGATGCCGGTTGGCTTCGTCGTGTGGGGAGCGAAGCTGTCGCTGATCTGGTCGGGCGGACTGGCCGGCCTGGTGGCCGACTTCTCGATCTTCAACTCGAACTCGCTGCTGGGCGCAATCGGCGCGATGGTGGTCATCATCGGCACCGCGGTGCTCACCGTTCGCTCAAACGCGATCCGGTACTGGAAAGACGAAGCCGAAGCCGCCCGGGCCCGCGTCGAGCGTGTCGAGAAGGAACGCGACGAGCAGCGCGAGCTGAAGCACAGCCTGAGATCGGAGCTCGAGGCGGAGAAGAAGCTCCGCGACCTGACCCCGATCTTGCAGAAGCTCGCTGAAACGCAGCGGAACGACGTCGCGCTGGTCGCCGCTGTGAACGGCCTGATCGATATGCAGAAATCGGTGAACGACACACTCCACACGCTGAAGGAGCTCGTCGTCGCGAGCCGCGGATGACCGTCATCGCGAACACGCGCCTCGGAGTCATCCGACGCGTGATCCGTGATCAACGGTTCGTCTACCTGCTCGAGTGCCCCGGCTGCGGCCGGCGGGGCGAGCTCGACGACGATCAGTGGCACGGCCGTGTCTCCGTCGACCACGCATCGATGGGCTGCCCTGGCGGCTACCACGAGACCCACGACTTCGCCGCCGCGGTGCAAGCAACCGGCGGCTTCCGTGTTGTGCAACCCGAAGGAGGAAGGTAATGAACGGCGGTTTGGATCTGCATCCCAAGGTCGCGGGTGCGTCGCTCGCCGGCGCGCTCGGACTGATCGTCGTGTGGCTGTTCTCGCTGGGCCACATCACTGTGCCGAACGAGGTTGCCGCCGCGATCGTGCTCGCGCTCACGTTCGCCGGCGGCTGGGCCGCGCCCACTGCAACGAGAACGACCGAGACCTGAACCACCGCTGCGCATACGCTCTCTCAGCCCCGCTGTCGTCCCGCAAGGACGACGGCGGGGTATTTTTCTGTGCGGGCTAGAACCCACAGTCGATCGTTTGGCCTTGCAGTTTGATCAGCGACTGGAACGGCTTCGAGACGTCGGCGACCTCGTCGCCGTGGATCGCATAGCAGCCGATCGTCGTGTCGTACCTCTTGTCGGAGCACTGGTAGACCTTCTCCGAGGTGCCGCCGACGAGCATCCGGCCGGTGAACGAGCAGTCCGCGTTCGTGTTGCCGGTGACGTTTGCCACTTTCCCTGAGACGCTCGTGCCGCACCCGGTGAGTCCGACGGTTGCGCAGACGAGAATGAGGGCAAGAGGTAACCGCTTTGAGTGAACTTGAGTCGGCGGACTTGTGCGCGACTCAGCCTGTAGTTTACGGTTGTTCAGCCGGGGCGGACGGCGAACCACCACCGAACGAGGAAGGTAGGCGCTGCTGCTGTCCGCGACCGAGAGCACCTCCGAAGTCACTGCCGCTCGCCCTCAAGTGCCGCTGTCGACGTTTTGGGCTGAGGTGCAGGAGATTCGTCGGCTTCTTGCTCTCCGAGCGACTCACGCAGGAGCCCAGCAAGTTCGGTCATCCCACGCTCGACGTCTTCCAGCCGATCGGCCAGCCGCTCACGGTCAGCTACGGCTAGTGACGTCGCCAGCTCCCGAGCTTCGCGATTCGTCCGTGCCGCCGCTGCCCGAATCAGCTTGAGCACGTTGACGCCGTCAGGCGTTTTTTCGCCGTTCTGCCAGTTACTCAGGCTGACCGGATGCACGCGCGCGTCATCAGCGAACTCCGCCCACCTGGCGTAGCCGCCGATCACATAGAGCTCACGAATGAACGCGCCAAGCTCCGAGCGTTCCTGCTCGCTGCGTTTCTCTGCCACTAAGCCCTGACGCTACGGTGATGGAAAGGCTAGATCGATAAGCTGCACGCTTAGCCTTGACATTAATAGCGTGATCTATTAGCTTGCATGCTAATGAAGAGCTACACGGTGAACGGCGCGAGAGTTGGTCAGGCCCGGCAGGCACTCCGGAACGACGAGGGCAGGCCGATGAAGCAGGTTGAGGCCGCTGACGCGCTCGGCATCCATGTCGTCACGCTGAACCGGATCGAGAATGGTAAGGCGCCGGTCTCGTTGGATCTCCTCGAGCGCCTGGCGGCTTTCACCGGCCGCTCGAAGGAGTGGCTGCTCGGTGAAGCTGAGTTGCTCGACCCGGTGTTGGCGAACCGGGAGCGGATCTCGAAGGCGCTCGGGAAGATCGCGGAGGGCTTCGAAGAGCTGGGGCTCGTTGACGTGCTGAACAACCAGGCACGTCTCGCCGGGATCGAATCCGTAGCGCTCGAAGGCGACGAGGTTGTGTCGTGAAGGAGCTCCTCGCTTTCGTGGAGCATCTGCGCGCCGACCTCGGCGAGGCTGCGGCGGCCATTGAGCGTGAAGACATCGAGGGGACGCTCGCGGCGTTCGCTCGGGTAGCTGTCCGGATCAACTCGAAGATCGACGAGCTTGCGGGGCCGCGGCTGTGACCCCCGAGGTTCACGCGCAGCTTGCTCACGTCGGTCTGCTGATCGGTGCGGCGCTGTTCCTGGTCTGGGTGATCGTGATGCTGCTGCACGCGATCGCGACGACTCGGGGTGCGCGTCGGTGGTAAAGACGCTGCTTGAGCGGGTGATCGACTTCGTGGTGGCGAACCCGGCGCAGACGTTGCCGGAGATCGCCCGCGGTGTGCGTGCCCGCGATGGGGCGATCCGCGACATTCTGTCGTCGGAGCGCTTCTCGGCGTCCGTGAGGGACGAGAACGAGCACAGGTCGCCGCAGGTGTACCGGTTGGCTCCGGGGGGCGCGGACGGCTTGGGCCTGCGGCAGAGGCGCACTCAGTGTGACCTGATCGCCGCGGTTCTCGCTGATCGGGAATGGCACACCACCGCGGAGATCCATCACCGCTGCGGGTTCAGCAGGCTGAACTCAAGGGTCGCGGATCTGCGGAAGCGCCGCGGCATGGTGATCGATTGCCGCCACGTCGACGGCGAGCACTCTGGCCCGAACGCGTACGAGTACCGGCTGATCGGGACGGCTTCCGAGGCGTCGGAGGCAGCCGACACGTTGACCGGTGGCGTTGAGGCGCCCCGCGGCGAGTCGGCTGCCTCGGACGGCCCGGCAGCGCAGCTCTCCCCGGATGCTGATCCCCTCCTGACAGAGGCTGCCGGGCCGTCCGACTCTCAGCTTGACCTCGGTGAAGCCGCGTGATCGTCCGCGGCGTGCTGCTTGGGTTGCTGATCTGCAACCTCGCGAAGTACGACCACGGCTTTTTGGTTGTGACGGATTACGTGCTCGCTTCGTTGTTCTTTGCGGACTCGCTCGTTCGCGTATGTGTCCGGACGAACCAGCGGTACAAGATCAGGATCAGTAGGCGCGCATGAGCGTGCTCGACGTACGTCACGCGCGGCACCGTTCCGGGATCCCGATCGCAGACCTTCGGCTGCTCGATCTTCCGGAGGCGCAGGCGGTCATCAAGCGGATCGGCGAGGCGGTCCCGTCGACGTATCCGCGGCGGATGGAGCACGTGTTGCACGTTGCCGCGGTCGCAATGGCCGCGAAGCGGATCCCGACGAACCCATTCGCGGAGGCGACGCTCTGATGCGCGAGTGCTCGCGGTGCCATGATCTTCAGCCGGAGTCTGCGACGATGTGCGAGTGCGGCGAGGCGTTGGCGCCGCTCGCGTCGACGCAGCATCCGACTCCGCTCGCACCGATCCCTTCCTGCACGTGCGGTAACACGACGGGCGATCCGAATCAGGGGATCTGCACGGTCTGTGTCCTCGCGTCTTATGAGCCGGTGGCTCGCTGATGACTGCCGTCGGTTACCGCGATCCCAACGAGACGATCCGGATCCCGGACGTCGAACTGACGGGCGACGAGTTCCTGCACATGCTGGCCGTCGTGGGCGAGACGCTTCCGGGCACACCGCCATGCCACCACGGCCCCGACGTCAATCGTGGGTTCTGGAAGCCCGGCTGTCCTGCGTGCGAGTCGATCATGGCGAAGAGCGAGAAGCTCAGCGCGGCGTGTGAGCGCCTGGGGTACCGGTTCTGATGGAAGAGATCCGCGCACGTCTGCTCGAGTTCGCCTGCGAGGTCGCGGCGCAGCTGAACGTGATCGAGGACGACGACGAGCGCGAGCAGATGCAGGTCGACTATGAGCGTGCGCTGAACGAGGCCCTGTTCGCCGGTTCTGAGCGTCGCGACGAGCGTCGGACGGCCGGCACGTGGTGAACGGCCAGGTCGTACATGCGCCGCTCTCGAAGTCGCTCCGCAAGGGACAGACCGTGGTCGACGCGATCGGTGTCGAAGGCGAGATCGTCGGATTCAAGTCGACGCTCACCTGGGCGTTCCGCCGTCCCCTCCGCACTTCGTGGGTGATTGTCGAGCACGGCGGCGTTCGTTCGTTCCGGTCTGCGTCTGAGCTTCGTGTCGTCGAGAGGAAGGCGGTCGCCTGATGTTGTTCGTGTTCGAGCATCCGGGTCTGTGGTTCGGCGTGTCGGTCGCGATGATCGGCGCCGGCTTCGTCGCCGCGTCCGGCTGGGGAAGTTGGGGACGCCGGTGATGTTGCTGATGGTGCTCCTCGTCGTCGCGGCCGTGCTGCTCGCGGCGCTGATCGTGGTGCTGTTGCGGAACGAGGTGCGTGTGAAGCGCCACGCGTACGACTACGCGCACGGCGGCCACCGGATCAACTTCGACCGGAAGCGCATCGGCGCATGACCGATCTGAGCCAGCTCGGCGACCTGACGGTCTGCCGGCCGGATCCGAAGCCTGCCCCGTCCCCCGGTGGGATCGGGAAGAAGAAGCCCGGCGGCACGCGAAGCCAGTCGCGCGCGCCGGGCGACTACACCCCGGACACCGTCGCCGCCGGGATCTTCAAGGAGGTCGTCTGCTCGGAGTCGTGCATCGGCGCCCAGATCCCCGGTCATGTGTGCGACGGTCCGCTGCAAGCGATGCACGTGGTGCCGAAGGCGACGCTGAAGAAGCGGCGGCTGTGGCACCTGATGTACGACCCGTCGAACGGGATCCCCGGCTGCTACGAGATCCACCGGCGCCACGACAACAAGGTCGAGCTGATCCCTCGCTCCCTTCTGCCGGCGCGGTGTATCAGGTGGGCGAACGAGCACGGCGTCCTTGACGCGCTCGAGCGCCACTGGCCCGAACCTCTTGAGGATCGCCGCAGCGGGGCGACTGCCGCGGCGGGCGACGACACAGCGACATCACCGTCTTTGTCGGCGAACCAGGACGCCCCGCGCCATTGCATCTGCGACGACGTCATGTTGGCGCTCGACGCGTACGACCTCTGCTGCCCGATCCACGGACTCGCCGCGACACTCGGCGACGCCGTGCGCGAGATCCGGGAGGCCGACCGTGGCTGAACGCGGAGCACTCCCATCGCTGTTCCAAGACGCCCCGGTTGACCTGTGGGACGAGGGCGGTGAGACGCTTTGGATTCGCGCCGACCTCGTACCAACGCCCGAGCGGGCGAAGCGGATTGCGTTCGTTGGCCGCGACCCTGCGAAGCGTGTGGTGCTGCCCGAAACCATCCTAGGCGGCTCTCGCTATGACTACGAGTGCATCGACGTGACTACTGAGCCGGTTCCCCTCCGTCCTGGAAATGGATGGGCAGGAGACGGCGAAACGTGGTGGCGGTGCGAAGCAGACCATCCCGAGGCTGTCCCGTACTGGCAGGTGTCCTGTGACTGACGGACGCACTGGAGCCGGGCTTAAAGACGACCTGACGCAGGCCGAGGTTGACGCCTATTGGCGCGGCCATACGCCCTGGTACTCGCTTTGGATTCCAAGGGCGATTCTCGCCGGACTTGGCTGCTGGATGGCGTGGGCCGTTGTGACGACTTGGCTGAGGTGGCTCGGTGTCTGAGACTGGAACCGGGCAGCATCCGTGTCCGAAGGGCGACGACTGCGCCTTGAACCGAGGGGCCGTGTTGTGTTTCTTCTGCGGTCGTACTTGGCCTCCGGGCCGACCTGAGAAGTGGACGGGGTTCGCCGCCACCGACCCGAACCGGAGGACGAATCGTGCCTAATGGCCGCACTGGAACCGGGCGTCGTTGGCGCTGGTGCTTCTGGAACAAGGCGTGGCGATTCGGCCCTCATCCGAACTGCCCGTGGTGCTGCGATGACGAGTGACGTAGGGCACGGAACCGGGCCGTCGGTGCCGTCCACGGCACCGCTGACGGTGACGTACCGGCGCGGTCCGCTCGACCTGGCGGTCACTGCACCTGTCGTCGAAGAGCTTGAGCGGGTCGGCTTCCTCCGGGTGTTCCGCCGGCCGAACGGCTGCTTTCTTCACCTGGCTCATTGGGACGTGTTGGACGTGGATGGGGCGTTGCAGTGAGGCTTGCGGACACGGTTGCGGCGGAGCTCGCGCAGCGTGCGTGGCTCGGGATCGACGCCCCGGTCAACGACCCTGATCTCTCCGGTGTTCGTCTCGCGTTGAGCGAGGCGTTGCCGGGTGAGGTGACGCTCGAGGACGTCGGCGAGTGGGCGCAACCCGCGCTCGCGGCGCTGATCTCGGCCCCGAGCCGGTTCGCTCTTGAGGGACGCCTGATCGGCGCTCTCTCAGCCGCGCTGATCCTTGGCGCGAAGCTCCAGGAGACACAGGGCACGTGACCGTGATGGCCAGTCCCGACTTGACCCTCGCCGCCGCGGCAAGGATGATGCGCGACGCCGTGAAGGATCGCTCGTATAGAGCGACCCCACTCGGCCTCGAGGTCGCGCGTTACATCCGCTGGAAGCGGAATGAGTGGGGCGCAACGGATAGCACGATCCGCGATTACGAGGCACACCTTCGGAACCTGTGCGTCCATTTCGCCGATCTCGAGCTTTCCGACTTCTCCCCTCCGGTCGGCATCGAACGGATCCGTGAGGCGGTCGACTTCTTCTGGGGCACCGCGGCGCCAAGGACGAAGAACAAGGTTCGCTCCACCTACATCGACTTCTTCGAGTGGGCGATCCGTGAAGGCAGGGGTATCCACGGCAACCCGGCCCGGGCGATCGCACGGACGAAGGTTCGGGACACCGAGAAGGAACTGCTGACCGAATCGCTGATCGAACGGGTGCTCGCCGCGAACCCGTACGAGGCCGACTTGCTCGCGCTGATGTTGATCTGCATGTACGGGATGCGCCGCGGCGGAGTCGCGAACGTCCAGATGAAGCATTTCGACTGGGACCGCCGGATCCTCACTGTGCACACCAAGGGCGGCCGGGTTCACACGCTGCCGCTCCCCGATCGGGTGTTCTGGGCGAAGCTGCTCGCGCTGCAGGCTCAAGGTCTCGGCCCCGACTCATATCTCCTCTACCGGCGCGACTCGCGAAGGCGGAAGGTCGACCTGGACGACGCGACGGAGATCCTCGAGCTCGGCACTGGCAAGCAGCAGGGCTACGCCTGGGTCACGAACCGCTTCCACGATCGTCACTTGGCCGGCAACTCGGTTCACCGCTGGTGGTACCGCTGCTTGGAGACCGCCGAGCTCGTGCCCGCAGGGACGACCGCCGGGCTGAACATGCACCGTGGCCGCCACACATCGATCACCGCCATCATCCGGGACTCCGGGATCGCCGTCGCGAAGCAACTTGCCGGCCATGCTGACATCAGCTCGACCGACGCCTACTCGCACCTCGAGACCGGTGACCTCGCTGAGGCGCTCACACGGGTCTACAACCTGGGCACGGACGAGGACTGAGGGCTCGTGCGCGTCGAGCTCAAGATCGCAGACAGCACGCTCGCCGAGCGGACGCTACGGGAAGTCGGGCGCGAGCTCGACGCAGCTCGCCGGGCGCACGCCGCGATGGCGTCTCCCCACGAAGGTCACTCGGTCATCCGCGAGGAGTTCGAGGAGCTTTGGGAGCACGTCAAGGCGGACACTGGCCAGTCGGCCGCGGCTCGCGCTGAGGCGATCCAACTCGCCGCGATGGCCGTGCGCTACGTCGTCGACCTGTGCCAGCCCCGGGTTACCCACGGCCGCCACTGCCCCTGCACTGCCTGTAAGCAGGAGGACTGGACGAAGATCACGGCGCCGTGCGGGATGCACGGCCCGGAGTGCCCAGCCGTCTACGCACCCGTTGAGGCCGCTGCGTGACTCGCTGCTACCCGCACGTCACGAAGGCCGGATCGAGCCACTGTCAGCGCTGCGGCGCGTGGCTCCCGTTCTTCTTCCGCGTTCTCACGGCTCTGCTGCAATCGTTCCTGCCCGAAATCGCTATTTGCGGGGAGAATGGAGGCGGCGGGAATCGAACCCGCGTAACGTCACAACCCGAAGCGTCGGCTGTGCAGGGAGATCGCGAACTCGCGACCTGCGACAAGCCTCGACCACGACTTTGTAACAGCTCCCCCGGCACCTACGGGAGGCTCGCGAACGTGGCGAGTGGAGCGGAGGGCGTCCGCGATGCCGGTCGCGTGCGCCCTCTCGGCTCCGTCTGCACGCCGGCCGCCGAAGCGGCCGAGGTCGTGTCCCCTCACATCGGAGAGACCTATTCGCTCGCTGCTCATCATCGTGGCGGTGGTTGCGTGCGCGATCGCGTACTCGACACCGGCCGCTCGTTCAGGCACCTCACCGCGCGGCTACGCGCACAGATTGACGATCGTCACCTGGCATTCGGAAGCCGAGTGGCGGGCGTTGGACGCGATCGTGCGGCCGGAGTCCGGTTGGAATCCGTGTCGTCACTACCCGTCGACGACGGACTGCCGCTATGCAGGCTCGAACTCGTGCGGGATCCCGCAGGCGAACCCGTGCCCGTCAGCGTGGCAGGGACACCTCGGGAAGACGTGGCGCGCACAGGTGCGATGGCTCATCGACTATGTGAAGCGCCGGTACAAGACGCCGTCGAACGCGCTCGCGTTCAGGCGCGCGAACAACTGGTACTGACCGGAGTCGCCTGGTGAGTGACCAGGTGAAGGCGTGGGTTGCGATCGGTGGTGCGCACCCGCTCACCGAGCTGACGCTTTACGGGCCGTTCGACTCGGACGACGTCGCGCATGCGTGGGCGAACGAGAACCTCGGGCCTGTCGGTGATTTCTGGATTGCTCCGGTGTGGTCGGAGGTGTCCGCGTGACCGAACCGATGATCACGGTCGAGCCGACCGCGACTTGGTGCGCCCGGCACCTCAAGAACTTCCGCGCTCGCTGGCCCGAGGGCTATCTGCCGGCGACGCTCTGCCTCGTCCACCAGGCGTTGAACCACGACGAGGAGATCATTGCTGCGTCGGGTGGCCGCGGTGAGGCGCTGTCGGCGGTGTTGCGCGAGTACGGGCCTCTCTGCTGTCGACTTCCGCTGAGCACGCTCGAGGAGATCATCCGCGGGTCGCTCGCGGGCGGCGACACGATGATCGCGACGGTTCGGAAGTACGGGCCGCCGCCGTCTCGTGAGGCGGCTGCGTGACGGTCGTCGTCGAGAACGGCCGGGCCGTCGTGACGTTCGACCGCTTCGACCTGGCCGCCTACGACCTGTTCCTGAAGGCGAAGAAGCTGCCGGAGCGCGAACTTTCGTACGACTGGCAGACGGACACCTACACGTTGTCGACGGCCGCGCGGTACGCGGGGATGCTCGACGAGGGGCTCGCGGTTCACGCCGTCGCCGCCGAGCCTCTCGTCGAGCATCTGTTCGACTATCAGTCGTTCATCGTCGGTCAGGCGTTGGCGGCTCGTCGGTTCGCGATTTGGGCGGACACCGGCCTTGGCAAGACGCTGATGTTTTTGGAGTGGGCCCGGCACGTGCAGGCCCTGACCGGCGGGCGCGTGTTGGTGTTCTCGCCGACGCATGAGCTGATCGCGCAGACGTGCGATGAGTGGGCGAGCTTCTACCCGGACGAGGATCCTCTTGAGCGGCTGACGACACGGGCGGCTTTGACGGATTGGTGTGCCGTCGACGGACCGGGGATCGGGATCGCGACGTACGCGTTGATGGTGCCGGGCGAGTTGCCCGAGCTCCGGAAGCTCGCAGGCCTCGTGCTCGACGAGTCGTCGCTGCTGAAGTCGGGCGGCGGCACGATCAAGTGGAACGTCATCCATTCGGCGAAGGGCATCGAGTACAAGCTCAGCTGCACGGCGACGCCGGCGCCGAACGACACGATGGAGTACGCGTCGCAGGCGGCGTTCCTGGAGAAGCTGCGCAGCGAGGGCGAGATCCTCTGGACGTACTTCACGCGGGACAACAAGACGAATCAGTGGTCGGTGAAGCCGCATGCCCGGGAGGCGTTCTTCCGGTTCATGTCGTCGTGGTCGATCTATCTCCGTGACCCGTCGCATTACGGCTTCGCGGACATTCTGTCGTCGCTGCCGGATCCGGTGATCCACGAGCACACCGTCGAGATCACGGAGGAGCAGCGGGCGCTGATGCAGGAGCTGCTCGCCCACGAAGGCCGCGGTTTGTTCGATGAGCGGTTGGGTGTGCGTGAGCGGTCGAAGTTGTCGCAGATCGCGAAGGGCTTCGTCTACGAGAAGGCGTTGGAGGGGACGGCGGCCGTGGGTGAGACTGCCGGGTCGGGCGCTGCCGCCATCAACGGTGAACCCGAGCGAGTCGCCGTCTCCTCGAACGCCCGCACGGTGACCCGTGTCGAGTCGCGGAAGCCGCGGCTCGTTGCGGAGCTCGTCGCCGCGGAGGTTGAAGCTGGCCGGCCGACGATCGTCTGGACGGTGTTCGACGAAGAGTCGGAGATCATCGTCGAGCTGCTCCGCGACGGCAACTTCCGCAAGGTCGCCGCGCTGCACGGGGCGATGACCGACGACGCCCGCGCGGACGCGCTCGACAGCTTCCGCCGCGGCCGTGCCGAGGTGCTCGTGTCGAAGGCGTCGCTGATCGGCTACGGCCTGAACTTGCAGCACGCCCGGGCGATGGTGTTCTCCGGCTTCGACGACAGCTTCGAGCGGATGTATCAGGCGATCCGTCGTGCGTACCGGTTCGGCCAGACCGAGACGGTGCATGTGCATGTGCCGTTCGTGCCCGAGCTCGAGGGGCTGATGCTCACGAACCTTGCGCGGAAGCAGGCGCTCTTCGAGAGCGACGTCTCCGTGCAGGAGGTCAACTATCGCGCCGCGCTCGCGGACGCGCTTCCCATCCGAGAGGAGATCGCAGCTTGACCGATACGGCGAAGTACTTGCTCCGCGGCGGGCCGTTTGACGGTAAGGAGGTCGATCCGCCGCCTTCGGTGCTTCACACCGTTACAGAGGATCTGGCGGAGAGATTTGGGGCGAGCTACGACCCGACGAACGCGAAGATTTCCGGCGAGGGATGGATCTACGAGTTCAGCGCTGATGAGCCGGGCGTCCTGATCGGCCGGCCGATGACCGAGCAGGAGCTCGCCGTCGACGAGGCCTTCGCCGAGCTCCGCGAGGAGGATCGGCGCATCGCAGTGATGCACGAGCTGTCGCCCCACGTCCTCCGGACGTTGAAGCAGGCGCATCGTCTCCTCGAGGGCAACAACTGCGTTGCAGCTCGCAGGGACGACGTCGCGATCTTCGTCGCGCGCGGTGAGACGGCCGCCGAGTGGGAGCGCGTGCTCGGGGCGCTTGACGCCGACCGCGGCTGCGCGCCGGAGCCGATCCCGGACGTCGTGTGGGAGCGGCTGTGAGCGAGTTCGCGATCCACATGGGCGACTGCATTGCCGGGATGCCCACCGAGCTGGGTGACGACTCGGTCGACCTGACGGTGACGTCGATCCCGTTCGGCTCGTTGTTCATGTACTCGGGGAAGAACGAGGACGTCGGCAACAACGTCGACGGCGTCGACATGAAGTCCGACATGTTCGGGCTGCACATGCGGTTCTTCTGCGCGCAGCTGTTGCGCGCTCACAAGCCGGGCACGAACGTGTGCGTTCACATTCAGCAGCTTGTGACGTACCGGGTGCAACACGGCTACATGGGCCGCCGTGACTTCCGGGGTGCGGTGATCGATCTGTTCGAGTGCGCGGGGTTTGAGTGGAAGGGCGAGGTGTCGATCCCGAAGAACCCGCAGGTGATCGCGCGCCGTCAGAAGCTGCATTCGTTGCTGTTCAAGACGGCTAAGACGAACGCGCGCAACCTCGCCCCGGCCGTCAACGACTTCCTGTTGATCTTCCAGAAGCCCGGCGAGGCCGTCCCGGTGAAGGCGATGCGCCATGAGGGCAACCCTGACGGCTGGATCACCGGCTCCGATTGGATTAGGTGGGCGCGCGGCACCTGGGACGACATCCGCGAGACCGACGTCCTCGAAGGCTGGAAGACGGCCCGCGAGGACGAGGACGAGAAGCATGTGTGTCCGTTGCAGCTCGAGGTGATCCGCCGCTGCGTGATGCTCTACAGCAACCCGGGCGAGTTGGTGCTCGACCCGTACATGGGGATCGGGTCGACCGCCTACACCGCGTTGGGCGGCGTGAGCCCCGCGACTGGCCT